ATTAAATGGATCAGTAATATATAAAGACAAAGTATTCTGCACAGATCAGACTATAAACCAGTCTAACAATGATTACTACGATATAAATGAAAACGAGTACACTACAGAGGATAGTTACGATAACGATTATATAATAATATGAGTATAAGAATAGTAAATTTGAATACCTACACTACTCCAGAGGTTAAGGAGTTTAAGAACAAAGAGTGGGTAGCGTATGGGGATGATAATAACTACTATCAGTATTTGATTGATATGTATAATGCTTCTCCGACTAACAATGCTGCTGTAAACGGAATTAGTCAAATGATTTTCGGTAGAGGCTTAGATGCTACAGATAATAGTCAGAAGCCTAATGAGTATGCACAAATGAAGTCTTTATTTAAAGATAGCTGTGTTAGAAAATTAGCTTATGATTTAAAACTTATGGGACAGTGTGCGATGCAAGTTATATATAACTCTAACCACACTAAAATAGTAGAGATAGCTCACTTCCCTATAGAAACACTTAGATCTGGTAAGGCTAATGAAGATGGAGAAATAGACTCTTATTTTTATATGGCTGATTGGGATGATATAAAACCTAATGAAGAGCCAGAGAGATTTAGTGCATTTGGTACATCTAATGATGAAATAGAAATATACTGTGTAAAGCCTTATAGAGCTGGATTCTATTACTATTCTCCAGTAGACTATCAAGGTGGTTTACAATACGCAGAGCTAGAGAGTGAGATAGCTAACTATCACTTAAACAACATCCAGAATGGTCTTAGCCCTTCTATGATGATTTCGTTTAATAATGGAGTCCCAGATGAGGAGACTCAAGAAATGATAGAGAGAAAGATAAGAGACAAGTTTTCTGGAACTAGCAATAGTGGCAAATTCATATTAGCCTTTAATGATGGTAAAGAGAATGAAGCATCTATAGAGCCAGTACAACTTAGCGATGCACATCAACAGTATCAGTTTCTTAGTGAAGAGAGTCAATCCAAAGTAATGGTATCTCACAGAATCATAAGCCCTATGTTATTAGGTATAAAAGACAGTACTGGACTAGGGAATAATGCGGATGAGCTTCGCACAGCTAGTATCTTAATGGATAATACTGTAATAAAGCCCTTTCAAGAGCTTTTAATCAATGCCTTTGATGATATACTAGCCTTTAACGAGATAGTGCTTAATTTGTACTTTAAAACGCTTCAGCCTTTAGAATTTGTAGACTTAGAGAATGCTATGACTAAAGAGCAAGTAGAAGAGGAGACTGGACAGAAGCTATCAATGAGTGTACAGATAGATGGTAGAACTGCTTACGAAACAATAGAAGAAGCAGAGGCAGCAGCTAAAGAAATGGATTGCGAAGGATACCACGAACACGAACAAGATGGTAAGACATACTATATGCCTTGTGAGAGTCACGATCTTAAGAAACCTTGCTGGGATGGATACGAGCAAATAGGAACAAAGATTAAGGATGGTAAAGAAGTACCTAACTGTGTACCTTTAGAGGATATGGATAAAATGAAAGAGGATTTATACGATGCTCTTATGAATATAGAGGATGAGGACTTATCTGACTATGAGCTGATTGATGAGAGACCAGCTAATGAGTATGATGACCTTATACATAAAACACTAAAGTTTGCTAGTGCAGTATCTAGTAGCCCTAATAAAGTAAGTGAGCAAGATACGAGTATATTAAAGGTACGCTATGTTTACACTGCTGGAAGAAGCACTGCTGGAGCTAGTAGAGACTTTTGTCAGAAAATGATGTCATCTAACAAGGTGTATAGGAAAGAGGATTTAGATAGCTCTGATCCTAACTATAATGGAAACGCTAACAATGTTAATGAGGGCTTTGGTTTAGATGGTGCTGATAACTATAATGTATGGCTATATAAAGGTGGGGTAAACTGCTCACACTATTGGATGCGACAAACGTATTTAAGAAAGAATAACAAGAGAATATCTGTATCAGAAGCTAGAGCTAAGATTATGGAATTAGATCCTAGTCTTAGAAGTGAAGCGAGAATAGAAACTAACGAGCCAGAGGTCGCACAGATAGCCTCTGCTCAAAATAACTATTGGAGAAAATAATATGGCTACAGTACTATTTATAAAAAGGTCTGATATTGTTAAAAACAGTATTATTGATGGTGGAGTGGATACAGATAAGTTTATATATTTTATCAAACTCGCACAGACTATGCACGTTCAGAACTACTTAGGGACTAAACTCTACGATAAGATTACTAATGACATAGCTACTGATAGCTTGAGCGGTAATTATCTAAACATAGTAAACGAATATATACAGCCAATGCTTATACATTTTGCTATGGTAGACTATTTGCCTTTTAGCAGCTTTGAGCTGAAAAATGGAGGGCTAATGAAGCACACTTCTGAGAATAGCCAAAACGCTACAAAAGAAGAGGTAGACTTTTTAGTACAGAGACATAGAAACTTTGCAGACTTTTATACTAGAAGATTTATAGACTATATGAGTTTTAATAATGCTTTGTTTCCAGAGTATAATTCGAATCAAAATAACGATATGTACCCAGATAAGGAGGCTAATTGGGTAGGTTGGGTGCTTTAGTATGGAATATAAAATAAAGAAAGAGAATCTAAATAAGATCATAAAGTATCTTAAGAAGAAAAAAAATAAGAAATGACAAATCCTAAACTAGCATTAATACCAAGTGGATATAAAGGGGGAACTAATCCTACTGTATATTCTATTCTACCAAGTGATGGTAGTGGAGATTTTACTTTTGATAGGGCTAATGGTTATGCCTCAAGAGTGCGTAAGGATGGTCTTATTGAAGAAGTGAGTAATGATGTACCCAGATTAGATTGGTCTGATGGAAACTGTCCATCGCTTTTACTTGAACCACAACGGACAAATTTATTAAAGTATTCAGAAGATTATTCTCAAAGCGAATGGAGTAAGATACGCTCAACAATAAGCACAAACCAAAGTATTGCACCAAATGGAACTTTTACTGCTGATAAAATAATTGCTTCAACAGATAATAATACTCACAGATGCGACCAAGCTATAACATTAACAGACGGAACAACATATAGTTTAAGTTTTTTTGTTAAGTCAAGTGAATATAATTGTATAAGAGCATCAATAGGGCAAAGTGGCTTAACTTTTGGAAATGTTGCAAGTTTTAATTTAAACACTAAAACTGTAAGTACAACAGGCACAATTGAAAATGCTGAAATTTTAGATTTTGGAAATGGTTGGTTTAGATGTGTTTTAACAATGGACGCAGGAACGACTGATAGGATTGTAATTGGTTTAGGTATTGATGACAGTTATTCTTTTGCAGGCGATAATTCAAGCGGTTTATTTATGTGGGGTGCTATGATTGAAGAAGCAAGTTATACTTCAAGCTATATAAAAACAGAGGGAGAAGTAGGTGGTGTAACAAGATTAAAAGACGAATGTTTTAACGGTGGTGATGCTGATTTATTTAATATCACAGAAGGAACGTTTTTTGTAGATGCAAATAATTTTGGCACACCTTTAAATGATTATAGTATGATTACAATATCTGATGCAACTGGTAGTAATTATATTAGATTTATTTACGAAAGTAGTAGAATAAGAGTATCTGTTTTAGGTTTAGGAGATTATTTTATTACTGGTGTAAATGATAATGAAAGAAATAAGGTAGCTACAACTTTTAAAGAAAATGAAATGAAAGTTTTTTTTAATGGAAGTTTAGTACATACTGATACTTTAGGGGTATTACCAACTGGATTAAGTAAATTAAATTTTTCAATGACAAACAATTTATCACGTTGGTTTGAGGGCAAAGTACACGACACAAGAGTTTACGATAGAGTATTAACAGAAGCAGAAGCAATAGAATTAACAACACTATAAATGGCACAAGAGATATATCACAGAAGCGAATGGGGAAACCCTAACGAACAATGGGGAAACGTTTACTTAAACGCTGACTTAACAAATGAGTTATATAAAAGAGCAAGTGAGTACGAGAACAGTTGGGTTACTGATCAGCTCTTAAACGGAGTAGGCACAAAGCCAAGTATTATACTGACACCTACTGCCTATGAAAATGGCAAATTGAATAGTGTTAAACCAAAAGGT